TGTTCCACCAATAAGGAATACATAATATAATGAGGTTATATGTTACAAAAATTAGGTTTTGCACCAGGGTTCAACAAACAGGTTACAGAGACCGGGGCCGAGGGACAATGGTTTGATGGTGACAATGTTCGTTTTAGATATGGTTCTCCAGAAAAAATAGGTGGTTGGCAACAGTTAGGGCAAGATAAACTAACCGGTGCAGCTAGAGCTATTCATCATTGGGATGATAATGCAGGCGTTAAATACGCAGCAGTCGGCACAAACAGAATTTTATATGTTTATTCGGGCGGAACATATTATGATATACACCCCATTAGAACTACCTTAACAGGAGTTAATTTTACAAGCACGTCATCTTCTACAACTGTTACAGTAACATGTAGCGGAGTACATGGATTAGCTGAAAATGATATTGTTTTATTTGAAAGCGTAACTGGTTTAAGCGGTTCTACTTATACAAACGCTACATTTGAAAACACTAAATTTATGGTTACTTCAGTGCCTACCTCAACTACTTTTACTATTACAATGGCTTCTCAAGAAACTGGCACACCATTAAGTACATCTGGATCTGCATCTGCATTATGTTATTATACAGTAGGTCCTTCTCAACAACTTGGTGGTTTTGGTTGGGGTACAGGTTTGTGGGGCGGAACATCATTAGGTGCTGCAACAACAACTCTTGCAACAGCTTTAACAGATACTACAACAACTACTGTTGTTCTTGCTAACTCAGCAGCTTTTCCATCTGCAGGTGAAATAAGAATTGGAACAGAAGATATTAGTTACACATCTAATAATACTGGAACTAATACTTTAAGTGGAGGCGCTCGTGGTGTTAACGGCACTACAAAAGCTACTCACAGTGGTGGGGCTACCGTTACTAATATTTCTAGTTATGCAGGATGGGGTGATCCAGCGTCTACTGACTTTACAATTGATCCTGGTTTATGGATTTTAGATAACTATGGTACAAAATTAATTGCACTTATTTATAATGGTAGGTGTTTTGAATGGGATGCATCAGCTATAAACGCTACGCAAAACAGGGCTACATTACTTGCTAATGCACCGACAGCATCACGTCATGTATTAGTATCAACTCCTGATAGACACTTAGTATTTTTTGGTACAGAAACAACTGTAGGAGACCCTACTACTCAAGATGATATGTTTTTACGTTTCTCTGACCAAGAAAATATTGATGGCACAGATGCTTATGTAGTAAAAGCAGAAAATAATTCTGGTACACAAAGATTTGCTGATGGATCTAAAATTATGGGTGCTATTAAAGGTAGGGACGCAATTTATGTGTGGACCGATACAGCACTATTCTTAATGAAATTTGTAGGTGGAGACTTTGTATTTGCTTTTGAACAAGTAGGTACTAACTGTGGATTGTTTGGTAAAAATGCTTGTATTGAGGTTGATGGTACAGCTTATTGGATGTCTGAAAACGGTTTCTTTACATACGATGGTCAGTTAAAATCTATGCCATGTCTTGTAGAAGACCATGTTTACGATGACATAAACGCTACATCTAGAGACCTTATTAATGCAGGATTAAATAATCTGTTTGGTGAAGTTAGTTGGTTTTATTGCACAGCTGCATCTGATCAAATTAACAGGGTTGTTACTTATAACTATTTAGACTCATCTCCTAAACGTCCTATATGGACAACAGGTACTTTACCAAGAGCCGCGTGGCAAGATTCTGCGGTATTTGATAGACCTCACGCAACCTATTATGACCCATCAGATGATGCCTCTTCAGATGTTGTTGGTAATACGGACGGAAGTACGATATACTATAACCAGGAAACAGGGACCGATCAAATTAATTCAGGTGGTGTTATCACTGCAGTTATAGGAACTATTACTTCCGGTGATTTTGACATTACCCAACGTAGAAGTAATACAGGACAAACTGTAGGAATGCCTGACATTAGAGGAGACGGTGAATACATTATGAGAATTAGTAGATTTATACCAGATTTTATTAGTCAGACAGGTAGCACTGCAGTTAAATTTAAAACAAGATTATATCCAAACAGTAGTGAAACTACGACAAGTTTTACATGTGACTCTACTACAACTAAAAAAGATGTAAGAGTAAGAGCAAGACAAATTGCATTAGAAGTTGCTAACACAGGTATTGCTGAAGATTGGAAACTAGGAACATTTAGATTAGATATACACCCAGGAGGAAGAAGGTAATGGCTACAGACCAAGAGATACGAGACGCAGGTTTTAAATATATTCCACAACAACAGTATTTACAAAACCCTTTTGAGTTACCTGAAGCCGATCCTGTAACCGACCAAGGTATCGTTGCAACTAATGCTTTTACTGGCGGTGGAGATGGTTTTAGTGTTTATAATGCAGACCCCAATACAATAACAAACATGAATCCTAACTCGTACGCTTTGCAAGATGCAAGACGTAAAAATGAATTATCTTATGTAGGTTCACCTATTACCGGTTACACAACAGATACTGCAGCAATGAAAAACATGGAAATGTATCCAGAGTATTATGGATTAGATAAACCACCTCCATCAAAAATATCACAACTTATTTCAAAGGGAATTGGTTTTATTCCTGGTATAGGCACACTTTCAAAAGTTGCAGATTTTGCATCAGGTCTATTGCCTGCAAACAGAAGAGCCATAATGGAAAATCAATTAGGTACTCAAGGTGTAATGGTAAATGACATTGGTCAAATTGTGGTAGGACCAGGTGGTAGTTATAATACACCAGAAGGAATTATGGCTGGATATAATCCTGCTAAAATGACTGATGAAACTTTTACTGGTAGACAAGAAAATATCGGAAAAACATTGCAAGAAAAATATGGTTTAACTCAACAACAAGTAAATGATTTAATTAGTGGAGAGTTAACTGAAGAAGATTTTACAGATAGCAAATACAATTTAAAAGGAACAAATAAACAAACTAATCTAATTACTAATTTAATAAACATAGAAAAAGCTAGAAAAAACTTTGCTGATACTACCGGCACAACAGATCAAATTGTAGATATTAAAACAGATACTAAAACTAATAATCAAAACCAAGGTGGTGGTATAGATATAAGTGGTGCAGGTACTATACGTAGTAGCGATAATAATTTTCAAGGTGATTCGGGACCGACTACTCAACAAGAAGCTCAGACTGGTTATGGTTCAGACGCAGGTTTTTTTGCTAAAGGTGGTAGAGCCGGATACTTTTATGGCGGTAGAGTAAATTTTAAAAACGGAGGACTGGCAAGTTTATTATAATGGCAAAAATTGTAAACTCATTAACAAAAGCTAATCCTGAGTATAGTCAAGAAAACCTACAATCTTTAGTTAGGGATTTAGATTCAGTGATAACAAAATTAAACACTTCTTTTCAAGAAGAAATTAAACAGGAGATAGAGGCTAAAAGTTTCTTTTTAGAATAATGACAGTATCAAACATATATAAATTTTATGGCGTAGATAATATAACTTCTTCAGCAGCACAAACTATGTTTGGAACTACTACTGTACAAGGGGTTGTAAAACAAAATCCATTGATAAACGAAACATATATTATTAAGTCTATTAAAGTCACCTCTGCAGGCACACCAACGGTGACTGTCGCAAATAATAACATTACAACTATTAAAACAGTAGGTTTGACAGCTGATGTAACACAAGAATTATTGACCCAACCGTTAATAGTAGAGGGTGATACTACCTTAAAAATAACAGCTAGCACTGCCGATTCTTTCGATATTGCTATCAGTTACCTAAATATTAAAAAGGAGAGATTAGATTAATGGAAATAAAACAAGCTAAAGTAGAGACTACCTATAGACACAAGGAAACAGGCGAACTTTTTAAACAAAGAAAAGACTGGGAAGCCAAGGGTTATAAACCAGAAGAAATGGCACAAGATGTAAATGTTATCATGCCACCTCTTGATTTAATTAGCAAAACCAAGTAAACATAGGAATTAAGGTAAATTTATGGCAATATCTAGAATGCAAGAACCCCAGCAAATACAATCAGGAATAGGTTCCTTA